AGTAATAGTAATAGTTTTCTAAATTCATTTTATATTCCTCATCATTTATATATACTCATATAACTATTTAGTCAAGCCTGGATATAGTCATACCAACCGGTAACAATATACTTTTCTTGTTTCTTTGATATCTGACCTCTATGTGTGTGCGTCCAATCTGTTGGCCATATTAAAGTTAATCCTTTTTTACAAGGTGTTGTTAATTTTTGATACTTAAACTCTGTGCCACCATCAGTATTATTTAGGTAAGTCATAAAAACTAATACTCTGTTTGCGTTAATACTTGTATTTCTTTCATGGTGCCAAATTTTAAAACCTTGATTTGGTTTATAATGTTGTATATTATAATTTGTTAAAACATTAAATTTATCTAAATCTTTAACTTCACTATATCTTTCAACATAATTCTCTAAACATATTTGTAATTGTTTTCTATATTTAGCAATAACATCACTATTATACATATAATCAATTGATATTTGAGTACAATCTTTTTTATCTGTATCTATTAACGATTTATTATTTCTTATTATTGACCCTTTTTTAGTTTTTCTCTTATTTAAATTATAATAATCTATCAAATCATCACAAATTTTTTCATCAATGTACCAGCCACCTATAAAACTGTCTAAACTTGTTTTAAATTCTTTCATTATATTAAAAAATTACAGTTAATAACTGCCCTAGTTTCAAAATTAAAAGGATGTCCACCTGCGTGTATTATATCACCTCTAAAAATTACAATTTTTCCTTTTTTAGGTGTTACCTTTTTAATTATTTTATATCTATTATCAAAAAAATATGTATCACCATCACTATCATTTACATAATAGATTGCTGATATGTGATTTAACTTATTATCTGTGTGAGGATTATTAAATGAGTTTTTTGTTGTTTTTTTATGGTGTAATTGAAGATTAGCTTTTATTCTCATTATATTTAAATCATTTAGTTTAAAATATTTACCTATTTGATTTAACAAATTAGTGTTTATTATTTCAACAAAATCAGATTCTATTTTTGATACATTATTTCTAAATGAATAAAATACATGAACAAATTGAGAATAATCAAAAATATTTTTTGATTTAAAATTTTCTAATTTAGAAGCTGTATCAATACTTTTATACCATGGAAAATATTTACCAAATAAGGTTTCTTCTAATATTTTTTGATTTGTTTTAGGTAAAAAGTTTTCGATAACTTTTATATCTTCATTCTGTAAAAAATTCATAATTCACCATAATATAATATAATTTATAATTAGTTTTGGAACTTATATCTTATCACCACAATACCTGAACCGCCAGCTGCACCTATACCGTTTCTACCTGAAACACAGTCGCCGCCGCCACCGCCTCCGCCACCAGTATTAGACGAACCTGCTGTTCCATTTGTTTGGTTGTCTCCGCCTACACCTCCGCCACCAGAACCTGCTGGACCTGGAGCACATCCGTTACCGTCTGCACCTCCGCCTCCACCTGCTCTTGTTACGGCTGAATTTGTTATTGATGAACTTGCACCTGCACCGCCAGCACCCGCTTGAGGATATGAACCTGGTCCACCTGTACCACCAACTGCTGTAGCACCACCGCCACCGCCGCCTTGTCTAATACCTGGTTGACCACCTACTTCAGTTGTTGCGCCGCCATTTGTGCCTTGAGCTGGTGAAACTGGTGGAGTATTACCTGTACCGCCTGTACCTGAGTCACTACCATTATTAGTATTTCCTCCGCCACCTGCACCGCCGCCTGATCCGCCTGGTAAACCGGTTGTTGATTGTGGATTAGCGTCACCACTTAAACCTTTTGCACCACCGCCGCCACCTGCTGATGTGATTGTAGAAAATACTGAATTATTACCTGGATTACCGTTAGTTTCAGCTGCTGTTACCTGAGCACCACCACCGCCTACTGTAATAGGATATGTTTGCGCTGTAACATTTAAACCGCCTGAAGCAATTCCTGGAAATGGTGAAGTATATGAATCTGTTGTGGCTTTACTTTCTCTATAACCGCCAGCACCGCCGCCGCCTGCACCACCTGTTGAACCTGGAGAGCCGCCGTTTCCTCCGCCACCGCCTCCGGCAATTACTAGATATGAAACTGTACTTGTACCAGAAGAATTACCCCCGTCTGATACAACAAAGTTTGATGATGAATTAAATACATGAATTTTGTAATCGCCTGAAGTTGTTAATGTACCGCCTGTAGCCGCTACATAAGCTGCTGGAACTGTTTCATCATTTACCCTTAACCAACCTTGTGTAGCACCTGAATATACATATTTTATTTTTGTACCACCTTGAGTTAATACTTTATTAGCAGCTGCACCTTCAAGATTTGAACTATTACGGTTTACTGTACAATTATTTGTACCAAATGCTAGTCTTGAGTCAACTATGTCTACCTCATCACCAACACTTGGTGAAGCTGGTAAAGTAACTGTGACTGCACCGCCAGATGTGTTAACAAAATATCCTTCACTAGCAACTGCTGTAAAGTCTGCTGTTTTTTCTGCTTGCCAATCTGTGCCAGCAGTTATACTGCCACTCGCACCTAAATTAATTGCTGTTCCATTGATTGTAATGTTCGAGTTTGCTAATTTTGCATTAGCAATAGAACCTGCTAGTTGAGCATTTGTAATACCACCTGCAAGTCTGTCAGACGCAATTGTGCCTGGTGCTATTTTTGCACTGGTAATTGTACCTGGCGCTATATCAGCTGCCGACAATTCAGCGTCTTTAATTCCTTTTGAACCTACTTTACTTATTGGCATAGTTTTCCTCTATTTCTCTCTTATATTTATACATCCTCATCTCTTGTTTTATCATAATTCTTACCATCTGCAAAACTTGTTATGGTTGTTGTAAATCCGAAGTCATCATCTGCGTCAGCACTTGTTGGATTAGGTACAACCACTATTCTTTCTTCTCTACTAGCAGCCGGTAAATCAGTATGTAAATCAGACTGAGTTTCCTTGATTACTTTTTGCGTTGAAGCAGGACCATACAGATATGTCTTTGCTGTAAAGTTTAATGTATAGATAACTGCTCTTCTTGTTGTAAAATCTCCTGAATAACTATCTTCGTAATTAATATTATTTAGTACAATAGGAATATCTCTTTTTATACCCATTTCTGGAATAACATTAACAGTAACAGTATAATCAGGTTGAAAATACGGTAATATTTGTTCTATAATTTGTAAACCGCCTTCGGCAGTTGCTGTCAAACAAAATAAATTATATGATATATTATAAGGCACAGGCATATAGTTATAATTCATAACCTTGCCGTCTGCACCAGTTTTAACTGATTTAAATTTTTGCACTTTAGTTAGCTTTCTACTACCATCATATGCAATTTCAGCAATCTCAAAACCCATTCTAGGTAATGTAATTGCCATTTCTCTATCATCTAAACTAGCTTGTTGGTCTAATCTTACTAAAAACTTTTCTTTAGGAGCATATGCTAATGGTACACGAATAGATTGCACTATTGCACCTGCACTATCTCTCCTTTTTATTTGTATGTTATTGAAAATTTGACCAAAAGCTACGGTCATTTTTCTCATACTTTCGTTGTAAAAATATCCAAACATTAATTGTCTACCTCACCAAATGGGTTTCTTTCTGTAAAGTCAAGTATATCATCCGAAGTATCTGCTGTATTGAAACCTGCTTGTGCGTCTAAATCTAAATTATCTGCATAAGTTGATTGTGTCTGTAAAGCGTAGTCTTCATTGATAAAGTAATTTGCGTCACCACTTACACTATCATTTTCTAATTGTAAAGAACCTGTACCATCTTCAAGTTGAAATTGGTGAGCCAACATATCAATAGAGTATTGGTCTTCAGCACTATCAATATCTGTAACGCCAGTATCTAATCTTTCTGAACTGTACTCCCATGTTCTTGCTCTTAGTTTGTAAACTGGTAAATTGCCTAATTGAAAGAATGGCTCTTGGTCTTCTACAAAACTAATTTCAAAAAACTTATTCATCAATGGGTAATAAATTATATCACCCTCATTTGGTCTACCCTCTTTAATCATTGTATGGTAACTGTCAACAGCGTCATTCCATCTTCGTTTAGACAACATGAAAGTTGTTTCTTCTCTGATTTCTAAACCAAACTTACTAATTAATTCTTGTTCGCCAGCTAAACCCTCTGTAGTTTCAACATACATT